CCTAAACTATTCACGGGTGCGGTTACACCTAAAAAAGGATAAGTAATGTTTAAGAATTTGATCAAAGGAGTTAAGAATATTCTCAAGAGTCCTATTGGTCAGATTGGCATTGGATTACTTTTACCTGCTATGGCTCCTTCTTTCGCCGCTATGAGTAAATTAGGTGGAATCAAAGGTGCTTTAGGAGGTATTGGAGCTTTTGCTGCAAAAAATCCTATGCTAACTCAAGCAGCCGCTGGATTATTAGGCGGTGCTAAACCTGCTGACGTTTTAAGAAACGTGGCCTACGGATCACTGGCCAGAGGTATTGGTGCAATGGGAACACCTGAAGGATTTATGGGTGGTGTAAAAAGTGGTTTTGGTATGACACCATCAACCTCACAACTTTCTATACCACAACAAGGAGGAACTTTTAGTGTTGAAGGAAGTATGCCTACTATTAATCAATCAGTTTCACAGCCAGTTCAAAAACCTGGTTTTCTCGATCAATTTATTAAAAGGACAAAAATTATCACAAACCCAGATGGTTCACAAAGTGTTGTTCCTGTTACGGACTTCTTTGAGAAGTATTCTTCACTGTTAAAGTTAGGCTCTGTTGGAGCAACCATTGCCGCTTCGATAATGGATGAAGAAGAATATGACTTATTTTATGATCCATCAAAAAATCCTTACTTACCAAGTGGTGGAAGAGAAAAAGCTTTTTATGAAGATATTAATCCCGTTTATGCCGCCACAATGAATCAAGGTGGTGTTGCTTCCTTTGCAAAAGGAGGTATGGATAATTTAAGAAAAAATGGTATGGTATATGGACCTGGAGGTCCAAAAGAAGATTTGATTGACGCTAAATTAAGTAACGGTGAGTTTGTCTTCACCGCAGCAGCAGTAGATAAAGCTGGAGGTCCTGAAGTAATGTATAAACTTATGAATAGTTTAGATCCGGAGTCTGAAAAACCAGGTGAAAGAAAAGGAATAGCGAGCGTTTAATGACACAAGAAGAATTACAAAAACTGATTGCACAATCTTATGGAAATGTAATTAAAGCAGGTGAATCTTTAACTGCGAATGCTGTTCCTATTCCGACTGCAAATGTAGCGGGTATTGATCCTTTAATGGGTCAAGCAGGTAATGTAGCCTCTAATATTGCTTCAGGTGCTCAAGGTTATTTTGGTAATGCTGCCAATTACATGGCTAACGTATCAGGGTCCATGGCCAACGCATCTCAAATGGCCAACGCATCAACCGCTGCCTACGATCCACAATCCTACCAATCTTACATGGATCCTTATCAACAGGAAGTCATTGACAAGTATGCTCAAGAAATGCAAAGACAATTTGGTATCTCTCAACAAAATAGAGCCGCTCAAGCACTGGGTGCAGGAGCTTTTGGTGGTGGAAGAGAAGGTGTTTATCAAGCGGAAGGATTAAGAGGTTTTCAAGAACAACTTGGAACAGGTATCGCAGGTCTTTTATCGAAAGGATATGGACAAGCACAACAAATGGCACAGCAAAATTTTGCTGATCAGATGAAAAGATTACAAGGAGCTTCAGGTTTAGAATTAGCTGGGGGTGAATTAGGTTTAGGTACGGGGCAAGCTTTTGGACAACTGGGAACACAATTTGGTTCAACGATGGCTAATACGGCTACAACATTAGGACAACTAGGAACTACAGGGCAACAATTACAACAATCTATTTATGATAAAGAATATCAAAATCAAATGGCTCAATATTTACAGCCCTATCAACAATTACAGTTTCAGGCTAATTTATTAGGGGGTGCCGCACCTTCTTTTTTTGCAAACCCCACAACACAACAAGGTAACCCTCTTCTAGCAGGTATAGGAGCATTAGCAGGGTACGCAGGATAAGGAGGGTTCATGAGTTCTTCAGGATATGACACCCTTAGCGATTTTAAAATCGATTTAACGATCGATCCTATTCAGCCTTTAAATTCTATTCGACCAACACAAGGCGGTAAATTCTCTATCACTAATCAAGAAGAGTTTACTCCAACTCCGGAGATGGAAGCGAACGCAGCAACCAGTGCTGAACAATCAGCCATGAGTGTGAATTCAACCTCTTATATGAATATGATGGCAAATGAATTTGCAGGACAGTATTTACCTGTCCGTGAACAACGAAGAGCTTATGCTGATCAATACTACAAAGCGTTAGGTTTAGGTGAACGTTATAATCCTGCAGATTTTGAAGGACAAATACGTCAAGCGTTAGGTCCTCTTCCCGAAAAGTCAGGTCTTGATCAAACACTCAATTTTGTCATTGATGCTCTTAATGGAAGAACTCAATTCAAAGGAGTTGCAGGAGCGTTGGATATTTTAGCTCAAGCAACAGGCAAAGCCTTAAATCGATCCGAACAAGATCAACTTAATAGATTAAATTATCAGTTAAGAGTAGGTGAACTTGCTGTTAAACAAGCACAAGATGCTAATAAAATTATTATGGAAAAAGAATCCGATTTCTTTTTAAAGATGATGGGTTATGACAATGATGACATGACCATGTTCATGAATTTTAACAAAGATATTTTAAATGATGTATCACAACACAACTTAGATGTTCAAAAAGAAAGAGTAAAATCTTCTTTAAATATGCTTAATAATTTAGATAAGCCCTTGAATATCACTTTTACTGATGGGGCCGGTAATAAACAAGTAGGTTCTGTTCGTCAAGTTCCCTCTGAATACGGACCTCAGTTAATGCTAGGTCGAATGCAAGAACTTCCAGACGGAAGAAAAGTTCAAGTGTTTGATGTACCTTTACCCGCTTCACCTGATGGAACTTTAAATTTTAATATTTTAGGAACCGTACAACCAGGAACAGAGGCTAGCATCTTTAATCAAATGATGCCTTCCGCTCAAAAGATTGTTGAAGGTGTTCAAGACTTTGCAGCTTTGGATAATATTAGAACAGACATCGGAAACATTCTTAATACCGCAGCTTCAGATATCAACAAATTAGGTCTTCCTGGAAATATTCAAAGTTTTATTCAGACTGTGGGATTCAATATTGAGTCTATCTTAAACAAATTATCCAAAGAATCAGGGGGAACAGGATTAGCAGGTACTAATCTTTTTCAAGGTGGAGAACAATTATTTAACAAAGATTTTCTTGAATATGATGATTATAATGAAACAGAAACTCAAATTGTTTTAAAAGATTTACCTGGAAACAATCCTTTTGTATCGAAATCAAAAACAGTTCCTGTCTCCATGGCAAATTTATTTGACGAAGAATGGTTCAAGGACCAGGGCTATGACACCAGTTATGCAGAAAACAAAGTGCGTGAAAACTTTATTATCTATGGACTAGCCAGAGCCAACAAACCAACTGGTCGTTTGAACGTGGATGATATTAAACGTGCAAGTGATGCGATATCTATCTATGGTGCAAAAGCTCCTCAAGACGTGATTGCAGCGTTAAAAGAAGTTGATCGTAAGATTCGTGCAGCACAATCAGGACTTCTTCGTGCTTACCCAGAAATTATTATTAAAGATCCAACTTTCTCAAATTCTGAAAAAAGAGATAACATATTAAGAACTCTTGGTTTAAACCCTGCTGACTTTGCTCAATACTTCACACAAATGCAGCAATCAGGTGCAAGCCCCAACACAAGTTCTAACATTGCTGACGATCCAATTATAAAACAAGAAAGAACGATGCCTGACCCAGAATTTGATAATGAGGGTGAGTCACTAACTGTTGATGACTTATTTAACGCATCATCCGTGGAGGAATTAATCTAATGGCACAACCAGGTCTAAGAATGAGTAAAAATGCTGTCACTCTGATGGCAGGAACTCCTAATGCAAAAACTTTTTATTTAGAGAATCCAAGCAAGCCGACGGCAAATGACATTAACAAAATTAAAAAAGCTTATGGAATCCCAGCAGATTTTTCTCTAACTCAAACAAAAGAGAAACTCAAACAAATTGAACAAATGGAGAAAGCCTCTATCTTGTCCGACATTCCTTTTGAAAAAGGCACCAAACAATATTACGGCGAACTTGCTGAAAAGACTGCTGATGCAATTACCAGAGATGAATTAATTAAAGACCCAATGAACTTCTACTACAATCAAGCAGCCAAAGAATTTTCCCTTCCTAATCCTGGTTCATATATACCTTTTATTGGTCAGTTTTTACCTGATAATATTAGACTACCTCAAGATTTAGTATCAAAGCCTTCTGCCGAAATGATAGGGGGTATGACTGCTATTACCGCAGCACAATCCGCAAAGATTTTAGGTTCAAGAAATCCTTTTGCAGTAATGACTCCGCAAGAGCTTTATGGTGCTGAATTCTTAGGAACACAGGCAGGATCATATGCTTATGATTTTGGTAATCGTTTGTTAAGAAGTTTAATGGACTTACCAAACCCTGATTTAAAAGAAGCTTCTTCTCAGTTCCTTTATGACACGATGATGAATGCAATGTTTACAGGTGGTGCAGCCTCTATGGGTCCTATCTTTAATCACTCAAAAGCTTTCATTGGTAAAAACATTTTTGGTATCGATCCAACAAAAAAGAATTTAGCTAAATTAGCAGAGATATCGGACACATATGGTATGCCTTTAGGAATCATTCAGGCTACAAATATGCCTTTCTGGAGAGCTTATAGTAAAGTGATTGGTGTTTTACCATGGGTAGGTACATATTTTGGAAAACAACAACAAGCCGTTCAAGAAGCATCAAGACAGTATTTAGGTAAACTCATGAACTCAGTAGCTCCTTTACAAACGGTATCGATGCTAGGAAAGGACTTATCAAAAATGATGCAAAACAACTACGAGTCGGTGAGAGCAGCACAACAATATTTGTACGAAAACTTTGAAGAGTATGCAAAAAAGTTAAAAGGAAAAAAAGTAATTAATATAGAAAATTTTAGACAAGTTGCAGAAGACACATCTCAAGCTTACAAAGAAGGTATTCCAGGAATAAGAGATGGGCAACCTTTTCGATTTCCGGGTTCAAGGTCTAATGAATCTTTTGGTCAACTCTATAATATGTTAAGTAAATTAGAGCCCAATGTTACTTTAGAACAAGCCATTACTTTACGTCAGATGTTTAATGACTTTGCAACTAACTTTAAAACAGAATTCAAAGGAAACATTCCTAAAGAACAAGCACAAAATCTGATGAACTTAGCAGGAATGTTAGAAAGAGATATTTTAAATTTACAAAACGTTGGAAATGAAATTGATGATGTTGTCTTCAACACGGCGTTGAAAAAACTTTCTGCTGCAAATGAATATTTTGCTGCTACCATCCCTGACTTTACAGGTGGTGTGGCTTCTAATGTCAAACAACTTAATGCAAACATCTTTGGACCAGGGCCCGATCAAAAATATGGAGTAATGTATACGAAAGAAATATTTGACACTATTTTACAAAGAGCCAAAAACGATCCTGAAGCGATGAAACATTTATTAGAATTATCTAAGTCAACACCCGAACAAGTTCAAGCTTATAAAAAAGCAGGTAATAAAGAAGGTGTAATGGTTGATATTGAGACTTTGGTTAGAAACCAAGATAAAAATAGTCCAAATTATGGAAAAATGGAAAAGAAAACGATTCCTATACTGAGTGCTGCTCCTAATGCAGGACAGTTAAAAGTGGTGAGAAGACTATTAAGTGATGCATTGGAAGAATCTGTTACCGGTCTTCCTATTGGCGTAACACCTAATCAGTATCTCAATGTGATGTCTGCCAGTCCTGAGTTAATTCAGAAAAAAGGTTTAAAGAATGCAGCACCAGAAATGTTGGAGTTTAGTCAAGTAGAATTTAATCCTGCACAATTTGCAAAAAAACTAGGTTTAGACACAGAAGATGGTATTGAAATTTTACAAGAATCCTTAAAAGGTACAGGGGTCACTGTGGAAGGTATTACAAATTTTTTAAAAGCAGCAGATGCTGCGGGTGCTTTTGTCGTCAATGATCCTTCTACTTTTGTTACAAGAAGAATTACCTTGAGTGGATTAAAGGGACTTATGTTGTTTCAAGGTGCTAGTGCTGTAGGTTTAACAGCATTAAATCCTATAATGACTGCTTTATTCTTACGTTATGGTTCGAAAATATTAACTGACCCCAAAGTTTTAAAATCATTTACTGAGGTTTATGAAGATGCTGTTAAATTTCCAACTAAAGATCCTTTAACTAAATCAAGAAGAAATGATATTTTACAGTGGGCTGCAGGCGTTCTTCCGACTGAGGCCGAATTAGAAGAACAAGATTTCATTAAAAAGATTGATCAATCAATCTTGAGTTTGATAGATAATCCTCAAAGTAAATTAGAACAAAATGCAGCGAAAGATAAACAAATTGAATTAATGACAAAAAGACCAAAAGGCACCGATTTTGAAACTATGAAAAATATTCAAGAAAGAATTACACCTGATACATTCGAACAAAGATTTTATGACACCGAGTTTGAACCTGATGTATCCTTACAACCCAATATACAAGGAGCACAACTAACACCTCAAACAAGAAGCAATTTAGCTTTTGGTACTTTAGATGAAGCTTTAGAAAGTCAAATGATGAACAGAGGAATAGGAACGCTATGATCGCTTTAGATGCAGTCACACCTTTGAGTGCAATACCTCAAAAGAAAAAACCTGTAAAGATGCAAACAGGAGGTGACCCAATTGAAAAACTTGCAGAAGGTCCACCAGAAGATATAAACACACCAGTTTTTTTAAATGATGGAGGTCCCTCTTCTAATTTAATGCCTCGTTTTGATCAATTCACACCTGAACAAAAAGAACAATTAGATGAAGAAATTTATCGAAAACATTTTTTCGATATGATGAATGAACAACTACTAAGAGACGAAATGGAGAAAGATCCTTATTTTCAAATGGAACAAGAAAAAAGAAAACGTCAATATTATCAAATTCCTGATCTTCGTCCTGCTGGAGGTATTATGAATGTTCCTTCTCCTAACTTTTCTCAAGAAAATAACTTGAAACCTGCTGGGATTTTGTCTATAAACAAAGTCTATGATATCTAAAATTAAACAATTTATACTTAAACTATTCAAGAAAGGGGAACCCGATGAACATGAAAAGCATTGGGGTATAGGAGCATGATTAATATTACAGATTCACTGAAGCATAGGGTTCGTGGCCATGAAGGCGTGAGAACTCAAATGTATTTAGATTCACTAGGCAAAGCCACGATTGGTATAGGCCACCTTATTCAGCCTCACGAACGAGAAAGATACGCCGAAGGTGTAGAAATCTCCATGGAAGAAGTCGAAGAACTATTTGATTTAGACTTGAATAGAGCTGCTGCGGGGGCTGACCTTTTAATTGATGAATGTGTGGGACACGATTTACCACAAAATGTAGAAGAAGTAATTTTAGAAATGGTTTTTCAACTGGGGACTAGTGGTGTTCGTAAGTTCTCTAAAATGTGGAAAGCAATGAGAGTTAAGGATTGGGAGAAAGCAGCCGCAGAAATGAAGGATTCTAGGTGGCATTCTCAGACACCAAAAAGATGTGAACACCTTGCAGAAATCGTTGCAAATACCGTTAAACTAGCATAGGATTAAGTCATGGGTAATTATACTTACAAACATATTAAGATAAAAGAACCTAAGGTTATAGACGAGTCAAAGATTTATGACGTACCAATGCCTAAGGGTATGATTGAAAAAGCATACACTGCGAGAGCTATGAAGCTCTTTGGCAAAAAGAAAAAATAGGAGGCTTCATGAAAAAAAATTTAAAACCTGTACCAACAGAGAAGAAAAAATCTCTCGGTAAACTTCCAAAAAAAGTAAGAAATAAAATGGGCTACATGAGTATTGGTGGCAAAGTTTCTTCTGGTACTGCAAAAGTACGTGGAATGGGTGCTGCTACTCAAGGCGGTAAATTTCAAGGCGTATTTTAATGGCTAAGAATCCTGATGAAACAGCTATTATGCAAAAGATAGCTGAGCTAAGACAAATTTTAAGAGACACAGATCCAGACGATCCTAGTTATGAAACATATAGTTCTGACCTAGAAGACGCTATTCGTGATCTAGGAATGTACGATGACATGGCTTCAGGAGCAAAAAATTAATCATGAGTATCATAGGTGCAGCATTAAGAGGTTTTGGTAAAGCTCTTGGTAAAAAAACTGGTAAATCAACAAGTAAATTTGTAAAAAGAAGAATTACTGTTGGAGGCACTCCACTGAATACAAAAGAGAAGACAGTATTAGGTGTTAGCGGTGCACTAGCAACTGCAGGAGCTGCAGCCACTGGATATGGATATAAAAAAGCCTATAATAAATTAAAAGAGATTAAAGAAAAGAAATCTAAGTAATCATGGCAGGTCTTGGTATAGCATTACGTGGTTTAGGTAAGGCTCTCAAAAGAAGCCAATTAGGTAAAACACTAAGAAGAACTTTTGGCGATCCTAAAAAAACACCTCAATATAAAGATGAAGCAACTGGTAAAATGCTCAGAAAATTACCTAAAGGCACTTACAGAGGTGCTCGTGGTATCAGATTTGATGTGGACGAAAAAGGCAAAATTAAGTAATCCACTCTTTTAATTCATCCCCCATCACTTGACTGGCTATGTCAACCTTGTTCTTCAAGGCAGTTAATATTTTATCATCAACCGTTCCCTGGCAAACAAAGTCAACATAAGTCACTTTATTCTTCTGGCCAATTCTGTGTGCACGATCCTCACTTTGTAATCTTATTTCAAGATCATAATTGTTTGAAAAGTAGACAACAGTACAAGAGGCAGTAAGAGTGATTCCATATCCACCAGTCTTAGGGTTCGCAACAAGGTACGTGAGATCGCTTGTTTGAGATTGAAAATCTCGCACCAGATCCAAGCGTACTTGATTTTCTGTATCGCCATAAAAAGCTGCAGCCTTAGTATCACCGTATTTCTCCTTTAGTTTGTTAGTTATGGTTTCGATGTTATGTCGATAGGTAGCCCAGATGATAACTTTACCATCTACTTCCTCCAAGACATCCAGCAATTCATCGTAACGTTTATTAGGCAGGTCGTGGATTTCACCGTTATCGTTAATAGTGAATCCACAACATACCTGGTGCAACTTAACGATCTGTGAGAGCCGGTTCACAGACGTGGTTGTTTTGTCATTGAAAACAAACATAGCGTTTCTTCTCAATGATTCATACGCTACGAGCTGTTCCTTACTCATAGGTATAAATCTCTTTGTATAAAGTTTAGGTGGCAAGTCCGTACACTCTTCTTTCTTGACACGGAATGCAGCAGAATAAATCTTTTGTTCTAATTCATCTAAACGTTGATAGCCTGTAATTAAAGGAAAGTGACGACCACCTGATGTCGGTCGATTAATAATCTTGGCATAACGAGCACGAAACGCATAAAAGTTTGACTGACCAAGAATCTTTGGATCAAGAAAAGCAAACTGAGTATAAATATCTAAAGGTGATTTTGTAACAGGTGTTCCGGTTAAGATTCTTTTATAACCTATGTCTTTGGTTAATTTAATTAAGCTTTTGGTACGTTTAGCATTATGTGTTTTAATCGTGGTACTTTCATCAACAATCATCATTGTTTTACTTTTATCTTGAACACTTAAATATTTTTCTAAAAACTTTACACCCTTCGGTGATGAAATAGATTCAATATTCATTAAAAATATATTTAAAGGTACAGAATTCTTTTCTAATAAATCAGTTAAGTTCGCTTTTGTTTCGGGATCTTTTAAACTAGGGTCCCAAGTATGAATGACATATTTTGTTTTATCTGCTGATACAAATTCAATAATTTCTTTATACCAGTTACGATACACGGACTTCGGTGCAAAGATAACACAGTTATCCACACCTTTTTTATGATGAAGAATCATCATATCCATGATTGCGGTTATTGTTTTACCTGTTCCCATCTCCATCAAATAGGCGAAATTGTTGACGTTTGTGTCATGACAAGTTCGAACTGCTTTAAGTTGATGAAGAAAAGGTTCCTTCAAAAAAAAGTTAGCCATATACAAAATAATATATTGCATTTTGTTAGGATTTCAAGTATAAGATTTGTATTGAACAATTAAGTGTTTAGCTGACACTTATAGCTTGTGGCGGAACAACGTTTTTAACAGAGGCGTAACGCACAGGGGTGATAGAGTAGGGCCAACTGGCTGAGGCTATCATGAGTAGGTTCGAGTAGGGCAGAGCAATGTTTATCTGTGTCCCGAAAGTTGGAGGTGAAACAACTAGGCCTCCCAAGCTGTTCTAAAACAAAGGAGGCAAACAAATGGCTAACACAATCAGTTTTGAGGATCTCAAACATGATGCAGGAGACCTTAGAAAGCTACAAGACAACGACTTAGATTCTCTAAGTAAACTTATTCAAAGACAATTAGATTTAGATGTTGAGATTGAAAACATCGAAGAAACTCTAAAAGAAATAAAAAGAGAACGTGAAATTCTCTCTAGTGAGACAATTCCTTCAAAAATGCAGGAATTAGGTATCAATGAAACAACGATGAAAGACGGTAGTAAAGTGACTGTTAAAGAAGGTTTTCATTGTAAAATACCCTTAGACAAAGTAGAGCAGGCTCACGACTATCTGAGAGATAATGACCTTGGTGATATAATTAAGAACAAGGTTTCAACAAGTTTCGGAACGGGTGAAGATAATATGGCAGGAGATTTAGCTGGATATATTGAATCTACCTATGGCATCACCCCGGAAGTGAAAGAATCAGTGCACCCTTCGACACTGAAGGCGACTTTAAAAAAGCGTCACGAAGAAGGACTCACGGACCCTGATGATCTCTTTGGGATTTTCATACGTCCAGAAACTAAAATAACAAAAGGAAAAAAGTAAATGACACAACAAGCAAAAACCAAAAACGAAGTTGCAAAGAAAGAATCTTCTGCACTCGTAGCGAATGCTATTGATCTAAGCTTAGTGGCTCAAGATCAAGGTCAAGGTTTGGCAAAAGTCGATTTAAATACGACTGCGTTGCCATTCTTAAAAATTCTTAGCTCTATGTCTCCGCAAACAAAAAAAGCTAAGAGTGAATACGTTGAAGGTGCAGAGGAAGGTATGATTTTCAACACTGTAACTGAAGAACTCTTCAGTGGTGATGAAGGTATCAAAGTCGTACCATGTTTCTTTGAACCTGTTCAACTCGAATGGTCTGACAGAGGTACTGGCTCCTCTGCTCCGATTGTTCACCCTGTGGATACCCCATTATTAAATAAGACCACAAAAGATAATGACGGTAAACTTAGGCTTCCACAGGGAACTTACTTAGAACGCACACATAATCATTATTGCCTCCTGCTTAATGAAGAAGGACTATCCTCGCAGGTACTTCTTTCTATGAAAGTGAGCGGTCTAAGTCGATCACGTAAGTGGAACAGTTTGATGCTTTCTGCTCAAGTGAAGCATGGGGATCAAGTTATTAATCCTCCAAGCTGGTATTTCTCTTACCACTTGACAACCAAGCATCAGTCAAATGATAAAGGAGACTGGTACGGCTGGGATATTAAAAGGGCTGAACCTGTATCAGCAGATGTTTATCATGCTGGTAAGAAGTTCTTTGAAGCAGTGAAAAGAGGTTCTGTAGAGGTTAACTACGAACAATCTAGTGACAGTGCGGGTACTGAAGCTAGCGATAGCAGTAATCCCTTTTAACTTGATTGGGGGACTTCGGTCCCCCTTTTAATTCATGGAAGCGTATCAAAAGTTAAAAGAAATATTCAGTGGTCTAACCCGAGCACACGGAGTATTTTACAAAGGTGAAAAGAAGGAAAGCGGCAAAGTCGGTGGCAAAGCTTTCATCATTAAAGAAGACGTAACCGACAAACATTGGAAAGATCATGTCGAAGGTATTGACCCTAGTCTTGGTATCATTCCTATCCGAGATGATTCTACTTGTTCCTGGTCTTGTATTGATGTTGATGACTATTCTATAGATGTACGCAAGACAATTGCTAATTATTCAAAATTAAATCTACCAATTATTCCCTGCCGATCTAAATCAGGAGGATTTCACTTATTTATATTTTTTAAAGAACCTGTTCTGGCTAAAGATGCGATTGCAAAACTAACAGAGATAGCTTCCGTGCTTGGATTTGCTGACTGTGAGATATTTCCAAAGCAAGAATCTTTGAATGCAGAGCGAGGTGACACAGGAAACTTCCTCAACCTACCTTATTTCAAAGGTGACATGAGTGGAAGATACGCTATGAACGAAAATGGTGAGTCTTTGACCATGGAAGAGTTCTTCAATTTGGTTTCTCAGAAGGCAATCACACACGACCAACTTCAAAACATATCTGTAAAGCCTTTAAAACAGAAAAAAGCCACTTTTGACGGCCCTCCATGCATCGAAATACTGCAAAATATGGGTATTTTTGAAGGATCTAGGGATGATGTAGTATTTCACTACTGTGTCTATGCAAAGAAGAAGTATGGTCCAGGGGAATGGCAAAACAAAGTTATGGAGTTCAACGCAAACTATTGCAAACCACCTATGAGTTACGACCAAGTCAAAGCAAAAATTGATCAACACGAGAAAAAAGATTACGGATACAAATGTAAAGACGTTCCGATGCGATCTCATTGCGATAGTTCCAAGTGTCGAGTTCGAAAGTTTGGTATTGGTCGAGATGATGTAGAGATGAATATTGCTAATCTTACTAAACTAGAGTCCGATGAATCTGTTTGGCACCTTGATGTTGACGGCTCACGGATCACGGTCACCACGGATGAGCTAATGGACCAAAGATTATTTAGAAAAAAGGTTTTAGAGACACATACCAGTCTTCCGGTGGAGATGTCTAAGCGAGACTATGAGGCTCGTATCAGAGAATTATTAGAAAGTTGTGAGATTATTAAAATGCCAACCGAGGTAACAAAGGAAGGTCGTTTCTATTCACATTTAGAGGATTTTATATACAATCAACACATCACCGATGAGATTGAAGAAGTGTTAAATCATAGTGTTTGGAAGAGTGACGGAAAAATCTATTTTCAGTTATCAAGCCTCGAGCGATACCTTCGTAAAATACAATTCAAAGAGTTTTCAACCACACAAATGGGTTCACTGATCAGGGACAAAGGCGGAGACTCCAAGCAAATGAGAATAAATAAAAACTCGGTGAAGAATTTATTTTTTATACCTGACCCAAAACCTCAGAATGAATCCAAACTCGATATACCGAAAGTCAAAGACAATGTCCCATTCTAAAATAAAAAAGATTTATGGACCACCAGGCACAGGCAAAACGACATTCTTGTTAAATATTGTAGAGCAAGAATTAGAAAAGAACTTGACACCCGAAGATATAGCTTTCGTTGCTTACACCAAGAAAGCCGCAAGCGAGGCTATAAATAGAGCTTCCCATAAGTTTAAGCTCGATCAAAAAGATTTCCGTTATTTCAGAACTATTCATAGTTTAGCATTTCAATGTTTAGGTTTATCAACAAACGACGTGATGAAGCCGAAGCACTATACAGAAGTTTCGGAAGCAATGAAAGTGGATCTTGCACCAAAAGATACACACGATGATGATGGTAATTTTATTCAACAAGATCCTTATTTAAAAATTATTGACTTATCCCGAATAACAGGAGTGGGTTTGTATGAAACCTTTTCTAAGTTTGGTCACATTGTTGGTGGTTGGAGAAAGTTAGAACAGATTGCTGAGTATCTTAAAGAGTTCAAAAAAACTAGAAAATTATATGACTTTACTGACATGCTCTTAGAGTTTAATCTTAGACCTGAAGTATGGCCAAATATAGAGGTATTAATCGTTGACGAGGCACAAGACCTATCGCTCGTACAGTGGCAAGTTATTACAAACCTCATATCAAAATGCAAAAGGGCATACATTGCTGGTGATGATGACCAGGCTATTTTCAAATGGGCTGGTGCAGATGTTAATACATTTCAGTCTTATCCTGGCACTTCTGTCGTACTCAATAAATCCTACCGAATACCTAAATCCCACCACTTCGTGGCATCCAAGATCGTTCGAAATATCAAAGATCGAGTGGAAAAAGAATGGGAAGCTAAAGATGAAGAGGGTAAAGTTGTTACAGTCTATTCACATGAAGCCATCCCTTACAAAGACAAAGAATGGCTCGTCCTCGCAAGGACTAAATACATACTTAATAAAGTTGAAAAGTTCTTCTTGGAACAGGGTTACTACTACGCACGATTTGGTCAAAGCAGCATAGCCGACAAACTTAAACATGCGATCGCTTCTTGGAATAAAATATCCGAAGGAGAAACAGTTAGTTTAGATGGTGTCAAAGCCATGTATGAATACATGAGTTCGGGTGTGGGTGTTCAGCGTAACTTTAAAAATTTAAAAAATATTGATGACAAAGAAAAATTTGATTATGAAAAACTTTTATTTCAACATGGTTTGTTGATTCAAAAAACAGCGACATGGTATCAAGCACTAGATAAAATACCGTATGGTAAAGTGATATATATCCGACAGTTAATGAAAAGAGGAATTAACATTTGGCAAAAACCACAAATAGAAATTTCTACGATACATGGTGCAAAGGGTGGAGAGGCAGACAATGTCGTTTTACTTTTAGACTTATCGAGAAAAGCCGAAGAAGCATTAATTAGCAACCCTGATGATGAACACCGAGTCTTTTATGTCGGAGCAACCCGAGCAAGAAAAGAACTTTGGTTGGTGCGTTCAGAATCAGATCGAGAATACCTGGAGGTTATAAGATGAGAATTGTATATATTGACGGGAAAGTAAAAATATCTTTAATAGAGGAAGAAATGAAAGCCATCAAAAAGAACTGGCCACAACCTATAGAAATTGACAAACGTTGGATACCTTTCTTAGTAGAAGATATTGCAAATGTAAATTTAGAAGCTTGGAAAGATCAATTTAAAGAAGAATGAGTATTCAGAATCCACTTTTTCAACCACCCAGTGAATGGGTTTGTCCTGAGTGTATTGATTACAAAGGACAAAGTCCTGTTGCGATTGATTTAGAAACTTACGATCCAGGAATCAAGGACCACGGACCAGGTTGGGCAACTGGTAATGGTAAAGTCGTGGGTGTGGCAATTGCCTGGGAAGGTTTCAAAGGATACTTTCCAATCGATCACGATGCTCCCGGTAACTACGATAAAAAAGTTTTTATGAGACAGTTTCAAGACATGCTCGATCGTTGTCCTGAAATTGTTTGTCACAATGCCATGTATGATATTGGTTGGATGAGAAGAATGGGTTTACGAATTACTTCCAAGATTTGGGATACCATGCTCATGGCTCCTATCTTAGATGAAAACAGAATGCGATACTCTTTGAATGTTGTTAGCAAAGATTATTTAGGGGAAAAGAAATCAGAAGCTCTTTTATATGAAGCAGCCAAAGAATGGGGTGTTGATGCAAAAAATGATATGTGGCGATTACCTCCGATGTATGTTGGTCCTTATGCAGAACAAGATGCAGAACTGGCTTTAAAATTATATCACGTATTACAAAGAGAAATACTAGCCCAAGATTTAACTCACATTAATGAGTTGGAACACCAAGTCCTTCCTGTCTTAATTGATATGAAATGGAATGGTGTAAGAGTTGACGTAGATAAAGCCGAACAAACAAAAAACAAACTTCTCAAACAAGAATCTGAACTTCTCAAACAAGTTAAAGAAGATACAGGAGTTGCTGTGAATGTATGGGAAGCTAAATCTATATCAAAGATGTTCGATGCGTTATCCCTTCCTTACGCACGGACTGAATTGACGGGTGC